GCAATGTTACCGCTGGTAGCGGAACCAGTGTATTCAATACTGTACAGGCCAACCAATTCATCGGAGCTACTCTATCAGGTAATGCAGGCTCTGCTACAAGATTAGCCACCACTCGAACTATAAACGGAGTGGGCTTCGACGGCACAAATAATATAACAGTGCCTGCTGATGCTGGGACGTTGACTGGCAATGTCCTAAGTGATTCAGTTACGTTAAGCTCATTGACACAGGTAGGTACACTAAGCTCATTAAGTGTCAGCGACAATGGGGTATCTTTGGGCAGTGGAAATCAACTGAGACTATTTGTTGATTCCAGCGTTCCTACAATAAGATCTGCTACTGGTCGTTTGAATTTTGATATGGGTGTGTCAGGACCTGACATAAATTTTGTAAATTCAGCAACATCATTGAGTCTTGGTGGCCCTAGTGCTCCAGCGGTGATAGGAGACAACACTACGAATCTCGGCATCACAGGATACAAATTTAACGGTGTGTATGCCAATAACTTTTTTGGAAATGCAGACACTGCTACACTTTCGACTAATGCTAACAATCTCGTCGGTGGCGGCCTGGGTGCTATTGCAGTTCAGCAAGCCGTAGGAGCTACAGGATTTTTGGGACTAGGCGCAGACAATTATGTATTGAGAGCTAGACCAGGCGGCCCAGCATGGGAGCCATTAACACTTGAACAGTTAAACAAGGGCAGTTACATCAACATGATTAATACCACTACTAGTGGTAGTGTAAATCAGTTTAACTCGTCAGTGCCAGTGACCATATCAGTAGATGCTACTTCGACTAATACTGCTAGTAAAGTTGTAGCACGTGATGCCAGCGGCAATTTTGCAGCAGGTACTATCACAGCTAATCTTGTAGGAGCAGTTACAGGCAATGCTTCCACCGCAACACAATTACAAACTGCAAGAGCAATCAACGGTGTATCATTTAACGGCACACAAGATATAACAATTACTGCTGTTGACACTACTAAAGTAGCGTTGGCAGGCAGTACTATGACAGGATATCTAACATTGGTTGGTGCACCTGTAGATGCAAATCATGCTACTACTAAAATCTATGTAGACAGTAGATTGCCTCAATATACTATTGTTAGCGGTGCACAATACAGCACATCGGGATTTACCAATCAAGTTGGATCATTCAATGATGGTGCAAACTTTTTTGATGTGTTCCCCCCAGCGGGGAAAAGCATGGGAAATATTGTAGCTTTCATTCCGTCTATTCACGTAATTCATTATGCTGGCGGTGTTAACGGTGATGATTCAATGCGATGTACATATTCGTATCTCAGTGATAGGATTAGAGTCTATGTGCAGAATACAGAACAAAGAAGCACCCCAGCAGCAAACTACTTGGCCATTTGGAGTTAATCATGCATTATGTTTGTATAGAAAACAATCTAGTAATTAGTATATTAAGTTATCAACCTAATGTGCCGAGCTCTGTTTTAGTGTTAGAAATCACAGATGCGCAAGCTGCTCAAATAGCAGCGCAGACGCATTACTTTGATGTCGCCAGCAAATCTGTTGCTGCGGTAGCAGCTGGAGTTACAGCACAACGAGCCACAGACATTGCTAATGGTCAAGAACGTGAATTTTTAAACAGTACAGATTGGAAGGTTCTGCGCCATATTAGGCAGAAAGCACTGAATATTGCTACTAGCCTATCAGATGCAGAATATCTACAACTTGAGCAGCAGCGAGAAGATGCGGCAGCTCGTATACAATGACAGCAATAAATACAAGATACTAGGGGCTAACAGCATGGCATATGAAGTCAACAAATTTAACGGTGTATTTTTAACGTCAGTAGCTGACGGCACTATCGACACCACTACTGATCTAAGATTAGTTGGTAAGAATTACGCAGGTTACGGCGAAGTACAGAATGAGAATTTTGTACATTTACTAGAAAATTTCGCTAATACCACAGCACCACCTAAATCTATCACAGGTCAAATTTGGTTTGACACTTCTGCTAAGAAACTCAAATTCTATGATGGATCTAGATTCAAAGTAGCAGGCGGTGCAGAAGCCAGTGCATCGGCTCCTAGCGGACTAGTTGCTGGAGATTTTTGGTGGGACACAGGAGCCAAACAGCTATACACCTATACAGGTACAGAATTCACATTAATTGGTCCAATCGCCAGCCCTGATCTAGGTACATCGATTATCAGCCCAGCAGTGGTCTATGGTACCATAGGCACTGCAGAAGGCCCGCACACTATATTAAAAGTTATTTCAGATAGCAAAACCATTGCAATAGTCAGTAAGACAGCATTTACTCTTGACAATAGTAAAAATGCCATAGACGATTTTACAGTGATAAAGAAAGGCGTTACATTGGCCAAATCACAGACCGGTGTTTCCACTGACGATTTTACCTTTTGGGGTACCGCAAGTAATGCTACTAAACTAGGCGGGTTCACAGCTGACCAGTATATTAAAACAGGTGAGAGCTCATTCACTTCAGAAGTCAGCTTCAAAGATCCAGGATTTCAAGTCGGTGATGGCAATGATCTAAGAATACGCATAGAAAACGGAAATGAAGCCATAGTCGAGAATCGATTAGGCAACGACATCACATTTAGAATCACAGTTACAGAAACCACAGATGAAAGAGACATAGCTGTAGTAAGATCCACAGGGCTAGTCCCTGGCGCCGGCAATGCCTACACGTTAGGTTCGTCAACACTGGCTTGGAGTGATGTGTATGCTACAACTTTTAGAGGAGCGGTAGTAGGAGCAGTTACAGGTAATACCACAGGTAGTCATAAAGGTAACGTGTTGGCTAATGATAATGATATCATGATCAATGCTGCTACAAAACAGATAGGATTCGCCGGTGCTAATATTGTAGGAACACTAACAGGATCAGTGACTGGCTCAGCTGCCACTGCTGCAGACGCAGGAACACTGAACGGATTGACCTCAAGTGCTACTGTGCCAGGATCTGCGGTGTCCACAGTAACCATACGTAATTCCAGCGGTAACATATTAGCCAACCAGTTTATTGGAATAGCTGACAAAGTAGATAGAACTTTTATTGATCGTACTGATGCTAGAGTTGACCCAGCATGGTCAGACGGCACAGCCAGCACTCAGTATAGAACTGCAAGACTCACAGCCACTGCTTACAGCATCGTAGCAAGAGATATTAGTAGTAATATCACAGCTAACATTTTTAATGGTACAGCCACAGCGGCCCGATATGCCGACCTAGCTGAAAAATATCTTGCTGATCAAGAGTATGAAACAGGCACGGTGGTAATGATAGGCGGCGAAAAAGAAGTCACTGCTGCAGATGTTAACACTCGTGCTGTTGGTGTAGTATCTTCTAACCCAGCCTATATGATGAACAGTGAATTACAAGGGGGTACGTATATCGCTCTAAAAGGGCGTGTACCATGCAAGGTATATGGGTCAATTAGAAAAGGCGATCGTTTAACAGCTGGTTCTAGAGGTGCAGCGATTGCAGCACACGGTAATTATGCCAATGTGTTTGCAGTGGCATTGGAGTCAACTGGTTCAGATAGCACCAACATAATAGAAGTATTGGTATTGTAATGACTACAGGAACAAATATCCTTGCATCGCAGTATGTAACCATACAGGATAAAGCCCAGTCTTTGTTAGGCACAGGGTCAGGTACTAGAGGTTACGGACAGACAGTGGCATCTTCTGATGTATTCTCTGGCAATACTATAACAAAAGCCCAATGGGATCTAATTAAGTTTGATATTATCAACATCAAATTTCACCAGGACGGTAATGTTCCTCCGGTAGTAAACGTCAATATTGGAGATCCTATAGGATTTGGTCCTAGTTCTCCAAATACAAATTATGATATAATATTAGAAGATGCGATTGTAAAAAGATTCCTTATAGCAGGAAGTCAGTCTATTACCTCCGCCAAAGGCAGCCAAACGTATAGTTCACCGTGGTCTACACAGGCACAGGCAACACTTACAGTGACATTTGCTAACTCTAATCAAGGTAGATATTTTTTTAACAGTGGCGGCAAAATAAGATTTAATTCAGCACTAGTGGGTGCAGTAACTACAGCACAGGTTAATGCATGGGTTAATTTTCTAAGTGCAGTAGGCACACAGAGTTTTGGAGCTGACACTGATCCGTTGGTTAATTATTATACATTAACAAATTCTTATCAAACCTATTATCAAAATTTCTTAAGCAGCTCGTATTCTGCCAATAGTTATAAACTTGAAGCTAGATGCAATGTGGCAAATAATTCTACAGGAACAGCTACACAATTAGAACTACGTGTAACACTGTTGGATAGTTATGTTGATCCTGATACAGCTAATCCCGGACCTCCGACTTTTGCTCCAAATGATGTTGTTAACGGCACATTAACTATATCGGTGTCTGAACTCAAAGCATCCGGGCAATTACAACCTTCCGGTACCTTTACCATAACAAGTCCTACGTATTCACTTTCTAGTATCTCAGCTAGTTAAGAACTTAAATAATCTCATGCCATCAGTTAACGATAAAATTTTTAAAGCTGATTATAATACAATCAGAAACAAAATAGTTGGAGTCTTGGGTTTTGGCTCAGGTAATACTGGGTACGGTCAGCAGGCACGTGTTCAATCAACAGCTGTCTCAGAAGACAACAAAGTTACAATCAACGAATGGGCCAATCTTAGATATGATATCATCAACGCCTACAAACATATATATGGATCTAATCCGACCACAGCTACAGTTTCTGAAGGCGGAACAATCCGTTATACTACGAATTTTACACCGGATACTGGCACACTAGATGTGCCGCAACGACAGTATGATGTGTGGGCAGATGCTATAGTTGCTAATAGATTTACGGTTGCAGCCGGCGAGTCCGCCACCACTGGAGTTATATCATCAAGTAAAACAACTTCGTGGGTGTCTCAATGTGCGTGTACCATACAAATTTATTGGTCAAATTCCAACGATGCTAGATATTGGTTTAACAGCGGTGGACGAATCAGAATTAGTGCATCGAGATCCGGAGGAGCTGCTACTTCTCAGAATACATCTTGGACTTCTTTATTGAGCGCAGCAGGCTCACAAAGTTTTGGAGGAGCCCTACCCAACACAGGTACTTCTCCTAATGACGGCACAAATTGGTATAGAACCACCAGTACTTTTCAAACTTTTTATACCGCTACAGCATCGAGTCCTTATGGATCTAACAATTATCAATTACAGGCTAGATGCGTAGACCAGCCCAGTAACAGTGGAGGATTAGCATCTCAATTAGAGATTCGAGCGTTATTTACGGACGGTTATGTTGATCCGGGCATTGCCCCTATTACCTTTCCGGGCAACGTTCAAACAGCCACTCCGGCAAATTTCCCCCCAGATGACGTAGTAGATGGAACACTGACTGTAAACGTCTCCTCGATCTACGCTACAGGCATTATGGTGCCCGCTAGTCAAATATTCACAGTAACGCAGCCAACCATTGCTATTGGCGCCGTTACCGGCAGTTAATTAATTTTTCCAGATTCTAGTTCACCTATAAATAAACTACGCAGTTTATCAAGGAGAACTCATGGACCAACAGCTTAAAGATGCTTTGGATTTTGCCAACTATCAACAGACTGTCTCTATTCAAAAAAAAGTTCTTAAAGAACGCATAGCAGCCAAACTAACTTATGGCTTCAATGGCGGGTTGTTTCGAATCGATAGAACCCTTTTAACTTTTGTAGACATGTTATGTATGAAAGATAGAACATCTGGAGTAATTCTGTTAGACGCCAATGAAAATCCTGTGCTAATAGACGACCTCAATGAATTTTCTGAAGAGATTTTTCGAAGGTATTTTGAAGCTACTAACGAATATTTTGAACAACATCAAAAGATCAAAAAAAGTAGATCTGTGGAAAAATTAATATCTCAATGACACAGGGAATACTACTCTTTGCGCACAACAATCGTACAGTTGATTATGCATTAATGGCTGTGATATCCGGCGGACTGGCTAAGAAAAATTTGCAGGTTCCGGTTTCGTTGATCACAGATGCATCTACCATTGCATGGATGCAGGAATCAAATATTTTTAATCAGGCCGAAAGTTTGTTCGATCACATCATTACGGTTGACAGACCCACTACTGATAATCAAAGACGCTTGCATGACGGGCAATCTGGCCAGATGATTCCTTTTATAAACACCAATAGAAACACAGCATATGATCTTACTCCGTACGATCGAACATTGTTAATAGATAGTGATTTCTTTATCTTGTCATCTAGTCTTGGAGAATATTGGAATGTCGATGCAGATGTGATGCTAGGAAGTGCTATTAATGATATCTATAATGATTCCCGTGTAGGATACTTGGATAGACATGTGAGTGATACAGGTGTTAAAATGTATTGGGCTACCACAGTGATGTTTTCTAAGAATGCAAATGCTAAATTATTTTTTGACACAGTGAATTATGTCAAAGAAAATTATTCTCAATTTGCTGATGTGTTTAGATTCGACCCTCGACAATTTAGAAATGACATTGCTTTTAGTGTAGCTAAACATATATTAGATGGCTATCAACAGAACGACATTCTATCATTGCCTCCGGTATTATCAGCACTAGACAAGGATGTCCTGTATGGTGTTAATGGTAACACGCTGACGTTTCTAGTAGATCATAAATTGACCAACTCATATTGTGCTACTGCTATATCTAACGTGGACATACACATTATGAATAAGCAAAGTGTGATTAGAAATAAACAAGCATTATTGGAGTTAATATGAACTTTGGATATCTGCTAGTTGTTGCAGAGCATGATTCTATTGATTATCTACAGCTAGCCTACGGGTTGGCACTAAGCATAAAAAACACACAGCGAGAAGGCTACGATCGAGTAGCGATTGTAATAGATGATAAAACAAAAATAGAAAAACTTACTAGCCCGTGGGTGTTTGATCATGTGATAGAATGGAGTCAAGAAACATTTTGGGATGGACGCAGCTGGATGGATCAGCTTACTCCGTTTGATCACACAGTATGTTTAGATGTCGATATGCTGTTCTTACAAGATCACAGCCATTGGATTGATTATTTTGTTGATAACAGTGAATTATATATTGCAAATCAAGTATTGACTTACAGAAGTGATATCGCTACTAATCGTACCTATAGAAAAGCCTTCGATAAAAATAATCTTCCAAATTTATATTCCATGTGGACTTTTTTTAGCAAGGACTCTCAAATGGTCAAAGAATTCTTTGATCTAGGGAGAAGCATAATTAAAAATCCTATAGAATTTTCAAACATGTTCTTGAATCATTTCAAGCCAAAAGTTTTAGGCACTGACGAAGCATTGGCATTGGCTGCAGAAATATTGGGGATCTCAGACGACATTGCTTATGAATTAGAATTTCCTAGAATAGTACATATGAAGCCCATGTTACAGAATTGGCCGTGGCCTGCAGATACATGGAGCGATCATGTGGGATTTTATCTCAATAAAAAAGGTCAACTAAAAATAGGAAATTACCAGCAGTATGATATAGTTCACTATGTAGAAAAAGATAAAATAAACACGGAAATGATAAACAATCTCGAGGAAATAGCATGGAAACTGTAGAAGATTTCGACAAATGGTTGGCTGAATATAAGCCAGCACCTGTGAAATATGTAGCTGTATATGATCCGTTGACAGGCTTTGTGATAAGTGTAGGTCCCGATTACGCTTTTCCGGATGAAGACCATGTAGTTAACATAGACAGCGAAACAGCGGTGTCAATCATCACAGCAGAAATACAGATACACCATTGTCAAATAGATATCCATTCAGGCGAATTAGAAATAGCCGAAACAAAGACTTTGACTAAATTAGACGATGTGTTGCACAGAATACCATTAATACAATACAGCGATATTACTAAACCAGATGTGTATCTTACTTATACGGCAAAAAGCAAAACTTTAAAAATACAGTTGTCAACTGAGTTTGGCGGAAATAAAAAATACAAAGATGGAAATAAGCAGAGAAAGTTTGTTTGGGACGGAAGCACAGTTATGGATTTTCTAATCACTGAGTATAATGATCCTAATTTGATCTACGAGATGTTTTCTGTTAAAATAAATGATCTAGTAGGTAAAACTGTTACAGTTAAAAACGTGTCTTATGACAACTTTAGTGTTTATACCAGACGATTATTTAAAAATTATGTGATTGAACTAAAATGAAAATTGTTGAATTTGATGTTATATTTTTAAGTTACGACGAACCTAATGCAGATCTGCACTATGCTGATCTCTGTGCCAAGGCGCCTTGGGCCAAGCGTGTACATGGAGTCAAAGGTAGCGATCATGCACACAAGGCCGCAGCAGAGTTAGCAGAAACAGATTGGTTTATCACTGTGGATGCTGATAATATAGTAGATCCTAGTTTCTTTAATTTAGACCTTGATATGACTGATCCTACGATAGAAGTATATGGATGGTGTGGACGAAATAAGATCAACGGACTGAGATATGGTAATGGTGGAATAAAAATTTGGAAGAAAACCTTTGTTCTCAACATGAAGACACATGAAAATTCAGAAAGTGATCGAGGTCAAGTAGACTTCTGTTGGGAAGATGGATATCGTAATTTTCCAAGAGTCTACAGCGACAGTATTATTACAGGTAGTCCATTCCAGGCCTGGAGAGCAGGATTCCGCGAAGGTGTTAAAATGACCTTGCTTGACGGAGTTCGTGTTCCGCCACAGGAAATTCAAGAACGTATCTGGTGGCACAATATTCATAGATTGCGTATGTGGTCAACAGTTGGCGCCCATGAGGAGAACGGCCTTTATGCTGTTTACGGTGCAAGATTAGGCACATGGCTGGCAAATTGTACAGACTGGAACTATGTTGAAGTTAGAGATTTTGAAATTCTTAGAGCAATATGGAATCAGTATGGTCGACCGTTTGAAGAAGTAGGAGGTACCGGCCTACGAGAAGAAATTGAATCGCTCGGAGATAAAATTAAAATTAATTTGGGCTTGGTGTATCCGTACCTAGATGCAGCACAAAGCAAGTATACAATAGATTTATACGATGAAACGATAAATCTAGGATTAACCTACTTTAGACAATAATGTACGATATTATTTTTATCAGTTATAACGAGCCTAATGCAGATGCAAACTTTGCTAAGTTGAAATCGCGATTTCCATATGCCCAGAGAATCAATGGGGTCAAAGGAATTCACCAAGCACATATTGCTGCCGCTAAAAAATCATTCACTAAGATGTTTTGGGTAGTAGATGGAGATGCTGAAATCGTAAATACATTTAATTTTGATTATGTTGTCAACAAATACGATCTAGAATGTGTACATGTATGGCGCAGTCAAAATCCAATTAACAATTTAGAATATGGGTATGGAGGTGTAAAACTATTACCTAAAGCGTTAACAACAAAATTAGATATCACAACACCTGATATGACTACTAGCATTAGTCCTCTGTTTAAGATAATGCCAGAAGTCAGTAACATAACAGCATTTAACACAGATCCGTTTAATACTTGGAAATCAGCATTTAGAGAATGTTGTAAACTAGCAAGTAGAGTTATTGATCGTCAAGATGACACAGAGACTACTCAAAGACTGACTGCTTGGTGCGCATTGAATGATGCAGTACCATACGGGTTCTATGCATTTTTAGGAGCCGAAGGCGGAAAGGTATACGGAGAAACTAATCGTAATGCCCCCGAGAATCTTAAATTAATAAATGACTTTGATTGGTTACAGACTCAGTTTGATTTGGTCAAGGAAAGAACAAGTGGACGATAAAGCTCGAATACAAAAATTCATTCCTATCATGAATGAGATCAGCCCTACGTTCTGTATGGCCAAGTGGCATCATACAACCATTTATTTGCAAACAGGGGAAACACATAGCTGTTATCATCCTGCCCCTCATAAAATTCCTTTAGATGAGATTGTTATAGATGCAAGTGCATTGCACAACACTAATCAAAAGAAACATGAACGATTAGAAATGCTCAATGGTGGAAAACCTAGCGGTTGTAATTACTGTTGGAATATCGAGGCTATGGGAGACGATTATATTAGCGATCGTAAAGAACGCAACTCGACAATCTACACAGATCAAAGATTTCAACAGATCAAAGATAGTGACTGGGATCAGAATATTAATCCGCAGTATGTTGAAATTAGTTTTGGTAACGAATGTAATTTTAAATGCGGATACTGCCATCCTAAACACAGCAGTAGTTATTATAAAGAAATCAAGGACCATGGGCCTTATAACATGGTTAAGAATCATCGTAACGACATCGATTGGTTTCGAATCTATGAAGAAGAAACTAATCCCTATGTAGAAGCATGGTGGCAGTGGTGGCCTGAAGTTCGTAAGACACTGACTATTTTACGTATAACTGGTGGTGAACCATTACTACAATCTAGTACATGGAAACTTCTAGACGATCTATTAATTAATCCTTTACCTGATCTTGAATTAAACATTAACACAAACTTCGGAGTTAAACCGATCTTAATCGACAGGCTAGTAGAAAAAGTTAACAATTTAATTGATAATGGTTGTATCAAAGATTTTAAAATCTTTACTAGTATAGACACATGGGGAGCTCCTGCAGAATACATTCGTACAGGATTGGATTTAACTGTTTGGGAACGCAACTTAGATACCTATCTAACTAAGACTACATTACCGATTACATTTATGTGTACCTTTAATGTTCTTACAGTGACTAATTTCCAAAGTCTATTAGAAAAGATCCTAGAATGGCGTGTTAAGTATAATGGTTTTGATCAAAACAAATGGCAACGCATCCGATTTGACACACCTTACTTAAAAGAACCGTTGCAGTATGATATGAATATTTTGCCTAAGGACGAGTTTATACCTTACATGGTAAGTCATCTAGACTTCATTCTAGCCAATCTAGACGACAAAAACCGCAGCAAATTCAATGACTTAGAGTATGCAAAATTTGAAAGAGTCGTGAAATACATGGAATCAGCTATCTATACCCCAGAAAAACTGTTAGAAGGCAAACGAGACTTCTTTAATTGGTTTACAGAATATGATCGAAGACGCGGCACCAATTTCTTAGAAACATTCCCTGAGCTAGAGAAGTTCTATCATGACTGTGGCGCCACCTAAAATTTAATATCGGTTATTAGTTTTTCAAACTTTGATATTTGTTCTTTTCGATGCTTATTTTCAAGAAACACTCGATAATTATACTTTAGAATTTTTCGATTGCTAAACCGCCATTTGATTTGCTGTTCTCTTGGTAGATTTTTTAAAATATTAACAGCAGTCTCGGCGCTCTTTAGTAGTTTTTTATACCGTATAATATCATCTGGTTCATCGTCAAATCCCAAATCAAAATAACTTTCGTAATTTTTAAATCCTAATAGACTTAATTTTTTATTGATTCCTTGATGGCCGTATATCAGCATCGGTTGGAAGTTGATAATAGGCTTTAAGAATTTTTCTGAAAAGAATAGCGTGGTATTATTAGCATTGTCCACTAGTGTCTCGTTGACAATACTAAATGCTGTTTTAGAATGTAATTCAGACAATGCGTTAAATGGATCATTAACCTCAAATTGATTTTTATCAGCAATTAACGGAAGACTACTTTTAAAATTTTCAAATTGAAGATCAGTTATTTCCATTTTTTTAAGATCGTAATCGTTAATCGTACAATTAACTACATCTTGACTAGTAATACTATGTTCGACCAACGGTGAATTAAACAGCATACAATGTGCAAGTACTCGATGAAATCGATTTCTTCTTGATAAACTAAGTATAATTTTTTCGTAATTTTTACAGCATTCGGTCTCGGCTTGCTCTATTGTGTCGATCATGGTGTTTTTCCAGTCACGACTATGGTCTAATAAAAAAATTGGGATGATATTGATTTCTGCCGAATTATCAATAAGATTTCCTGTAAAGTAAAATATCTTTTTAGGATTTATATTATGAATAATACAACTCTTATACAATGCCATTGCAATAGGAGCGATGTCTGGACTAAATCCTTCAAACGCAGAATCAAATATTAATACAGTTTTATGATTTCTGAGTTGATCTAACGATTCTTTACCAATAAATTGAAACAGGTCGACAGCATTGTAAGACGGCAATGGATAACTTAATAATAATTTAATATAAGTTATTTCGGTGTCAATGTGATTGAAACAACTAGTAAGCAACGTTTCGTCGTCAGGACTCCAGAAATACGGGTTGCCAGTTATAGTAGCTTTTAATTCTGTCATGATATATTTATGTACTAAATATTAGTTATGCAGAATTCAACCCCCTCTATCGATTTTAAAAAATATAAAAGATTTTTTGCATTTGGTTGCAGCTTTACTACCTATTCATGGCCTACCTGGGCAGACATAATAGCAAAGGAAATTCCGGATCATTACATATATGCTAAACCAGGAGCTGGCAATTTTTATATGTTTCAAGCATTAATGGAAGCAATTATACGTCACAAAATTAATAAAGATGATCTTGTGATGATTATGTTTACAAATATAACGAGAGAAGATCGATTTATAAAAAACAAAGGGTGGATTACGCCCGGTAATTTATATCATCAAACAGAATACAGTCAAGAATTCTTAAAAAAGCACTTATGTCATCACGGATATTTAATGAGAGATTTAAATTTAGCTCAGGGTTGTAAATTGGCATTAGAAAATACTGGATGCGACTACGACTTACTGTCTATGGTTCCGTTTGATAGCGAGCAAAGCAACGAAAAAAAAATAGATCATGTTGATTACATTCTTCAATTTTATAAAAATATTATAGAATCTGTTAGACCCAGTGTACTGGATGTAGTGTTTAATAATGATTGGGAATCTCGCCCACATCGACCTGAATATTTTGTTCGCTGGCAAAAAGAGAAATTTAAAGATAGTCACCCTACACCTGCAGAACATCTGGAATTTCTACAACATACCTATACCAATATTGAATTTAGTAAGTCTACGTTGGAGTTTGTCAACACTTATAATGAAGTTGTTTTATCTAAAAATTTCGACAACGATTCTGGATTGACTTTTTCTAAAAATTTATCTCCTAGACTAGGTAATTAGGCTTCCCGGTTATGAGTAAAATACTTCAGATACTTGATATAAGTTCGACCCCGGTTAACACAAAGTTGTTTAACATAACGGCTGTAAATCACAAGAAAGACCCATATTGGGTTGATTTTATAGAGCCGCATTTTAATGAACTTGGAATGGAAATAAAAATCTTATCGCTAGATAATATTGATTTATCAAAAAAATGGTTAATCAACGTAGATATTAACAGTTGGAATTGGACAGTACACACTGGCAGTATTATTGCAGATTTTGATCCGTTGATACAACAAGAATTAAAATCAGGAAATGCTTTTTTAATACTAAACCACCAGTGCGAGTCGTTCACAAAATCATTCTTAAGTGTAATCTACAAAAAAGTTTTAGATATTCCTTTCAACAAAATTATCTACATGGTTGCCGCAGCAGATATAGAACAAGAATACATGAATTTTGTAAAAGAAAATAATATTAAAAATAAACTATCAGTCATGTATGTACATCATGTTTACAAAAGATTTAAACATGATGTTAACTTAGAATATTTTAAGTATAGCCCGATCAAGAAAACAAAAAAATACCTTTCACTGAATCGTAGAGGGAGAGATCACAGGATCATGCTAACAAGTTTGCTTTCTTATAAAAATTTATTGGATCAGGGGTTTGTTAGTTTAGGAGTAATGCCTAATGAAAGCACCGTTGCAATGAGAAAATTAACCAGCAATAATCAGCGTATTGGATTTTCAAAATTTAAAGATATGCTGCCGTTACAAATAGACGATGTTGATTTAAATGTTAATCAGTTCCAAATGAATTCTTTACCGATTGAATTCTATCAACAAAGTTGTTTTAGCCTAGTATCTAGTACAATGGCCCTAAAATCCGACGAAGGGTCTGTGGGGTTTACAGAAAAAGAAATTAAACCAATATTAGCAAAACACCCCTTCATTATTTTAAATAGACCAGGAGTTCTTAAACACATGAAGAGCATGGGTTTTTTAACATTTGAAAAATGGTTCAATGAAAGCTACGACAGTGAATTAGATGATGAATCTCGCATAGAACAAATTGTCAACGAAGTAGAACGACTGTGTAAATTTTCTTTTGAAGAATGGGAGATTATGTTAGACGAAATGCAGCCAGTGCTAGAACACAACTACTATAGAATGGTTAACTATACAACCGAACATTGTTATTTTAACAGTGACTTAAAAAAGCTATTATACTATGTCTCTTAGACTTATTAGTTTAGTCCAGCCCAATTTCCAACAAGGCCCAAAGGAATATAACGCACATTACTTACCATATAGTGCAGGAGTACTATGGGCGTATGTTAATCAGTTTGATTCAATTAAATCTAACTATCAACTAGAGGATATAATTTGGCGAAGAGATAACATTGAAGAAACCGTTGATAAATTATCTCGTTGCGACATTGTTGGATTTAGTACGTATGTGTGGAACAAAAATTATAACTACACGCTGGCCCGAAAGGTAAAAGAACGCAATCCTGAATGTATCATATTATTTGGCGGACCTGAAATGCCAATAACAAAGAAAGATATATTTAAAAAGTTGCCGTTCATTGATGTTGTTATTAAATCAGAAGGCGAGCTGATACTGCGACAGTTATTAGATGCAATATCAGACAATACAGCTTGGGTTGATATCAAGGGATTATTAATTAACAGAGACGGCCTAGCAGTGGATACCGGCAACGGTGACCGCATCAGTACCTTGGAAGATTTGCCTAGTCCGTATCTCACAGGGGTGTTTGATAAGATCATGTCAGAAGTCACTGACGTAGAATGGAACGCCACAGTGGAAACTAATCGCGGGTGTCCATATGCGTGTACATTCTGTGACTGGGGCAGTTTAACTTACAACAAGGTTAAAAAGTTTGGCCTTGAAAAAGTATTTGCAGAGTTGGAATGGATCGGTCAAAACAAGTGCGGATTTGTTACTATCACAGATGCCAACTTTGGTATGTTTGTTGAACGCGATAATGCTATTGCTGATAAACTAATTGAAGTACAACAGAAACATGGCTGCCCTAATAGTTTCAGCATGAGTTGGGCCAAGGATCAGAAGCCAGAAGTATTTGATATTGTATTCAAACTAATTAAGAATCCCAAGTTTAATCAAGGACTAACGGTTAGTGTACAGAGCATGGATCTAGATGTACTGGAGAATATCAAACGCAAGAACCTTGCACAGCATAAGATTGAAAATATTTTTGCATTGTGCGATAAAAACAATGTGCCGGTATACACTGAGATCATCCTAGGATTACCGGGCGAAACTGTTTCAACCTGGAAGGAAGGTTTCTATAAAATATTCCGTGCAGGCAATCATACAGGCATCAATATTCTTCAAGCACAGATGTTGGAAAATGCCGAGATGAATCTGTTACAAGAAAAACTCTTTAAGATCACAAGTGTACCTGTGTACGATTACATGAGCGGGAGTTATAACTATAACGAATTAGAAGAATGTGTAAGTGTGGTAACAAGCACCAAAGATATGTCTATGGAAGAGATGTTAGATAGTCAAATATTCAGTTGGTTCATGCAGACATTTCATATCAACGGGCTTACTACTTACATCAGTAGATTCTTGCACAAGAAGGCAGGAGTGGATTATTCAGTGTTCTACGATAAACTCTGGCAATACCTTATCAAAGATCCTTGGTTCATAGCAGAACAAGATGCTGTTCGTATGTATTACCGAAATTGGATGACAGTTGGCAAGATCAATCATCCTAATATCAGCAACATTGAGATACATGGTTGGAATATCATACACAGAACTACCTTGCACATGCACAAGGATAGACGGTATGAATATGTTTTTGATTTAATAGAACGATTTATAACCAACGAATTTGAATTAGAAAGCGATTGTTTGAATCAATTATTGTTGTTTCAAAAGAACTACGTGATAAACTATGATGATATTTCAAAGTTTCCGTATACCGTTGAATTCGATTATGACTTTCTTGGATACATTTTAGATGATACCTCATTAGAAACTGGCGTAAAATACAATTTTGAATTTCACGAACGCAGCGACATTAGTCTAGACAGATTTTTAGAAAATATCTACTTTGGAAGAAAACGTAATTTTGGAAAAACATTAATAACAAAGGAACCGGTATGAAGATCGAATGTATCTTAGCTACACAAGGAACGTTCGTCACGTATGGCTAAAAAACAAAAATCAAAAAGACCAACGTTAAATTACAATATCTGGAATACAAATATTCCAGTGGTCATTGAGCAGGATATCAAAGAACACAATCCCAGCCGAATTAATATATTTGCAGCAGAAGAACACGAAATAGCATCGACTTGGTCGGAAGATTTCAATATTCTCAAAAAGTTATTCATAGATAATGATATAGAAGTTCACTTTATTTACGGTGCTGCTAATATGGAATTTTATAATACTAGATATCATTTTCCCGAGCATAGAATTTACACACATCTTTGGCCGTTTTATTATTTGTCTTTTACATTATCTTCGATGAAACACAATGAGTTTGTAAATCATGCTGATTATAACAACCCAAATTTTACAACGCCTTTTATATCAATGAACAACAGACCTCATACTCATAGATGTATGTTTATGGATCAAATGGCAAGATGCGACTTAATAGATACCGGTTCGGTGTCGTGGCACAATGACAATGTTCCGTATCAGTGGAAGTGGTGGAAAACTCCGCAGCGATTAAAGTTAGTTGATGATTTTAGCAACAACGGTAATTCATATCGATTGCCAATAGAATGGAAATCTAGTTTTATGAATCTAGTATCTGAGTGCAGCATAAATCGAATATACTTTTCAGAAAAAACTTGGATTCCATTATTATGTCACAAAGTTTTCCTTTCTCAATCTGATCAATACTTTTACAAGAAATTTAAAGAATGTGGATTTGAATTATACGATGAAATTTTTGATTATTCGTTTGATGATTATGCAGATGCTGATATTCGTACATCGATGATTATGGAAAATGTAAAAAATATAACAGGTAAAGATTATAATGCAATGCACAATTTACTGCTTCCTAAATTAAAACATAATTTTAATCGAGCAATTACTATTGCAACTAACAACGAGTATATGCCCAAGATTGCAAAAAATAGTGAATTTGCCATGGAACTATATACTGCCCTTAAAGACATACAAAAATCAAAGTGTTTTTTGCTTTCCCTAAAAACCAAGCAATAAATAACACAAGAAAAAGATATAGGAATCAACATGAAAATTGGATTTATTGGAATAGGCAAATTAGGAATGCCCTGCGCCGAGGTAATTGCCCAGAAAGGACATACAGTTACTGGATATGATGTAACAGATAGACACAGCGATTATATTGATATTGTTGATAGCATAGAATCCTGTGTATACGACAAGGACATTGTTTTTATTGCAGTGCCTACACCACACGATCCTGCCTATGATGGTCGTGAACCTACGGCACATTTAGAACCAAAAGATTTTTCATACAGTATAGTTGTAGGCTGCCTTAAGGAAGCAAACAAGTACATGAAAAAGAATCAGTTATTGGTTCTTATATCTACAGTTCTACCAGGAACAGTAAGGCGTGAGTTTGTAAAGCATGTTACCAATACTAGATTTATCTATAATCCATATCTTATAGCAATGGGCAGTGTGGGATGGGACATGGTCAATCCTGAAATGGTAATGATCGGCACCGAAGACGGCACCGAAACTGGTGATGCAAAACAACTAGTAGAATTTTATAAATCTATAATGGAAAACAATCCACGGTACGAGATAGGAACATGGGACGAGTGTGAGTGTATTAAAGTTTTCTATAATACTTTTATCAGCACAAAGATCGGTCTTGTTAATATGATACAGGATGTTGCTATTAAACAAGGTAACATAAATGTAGATGTAGTAACAGAAGCTTTATCGAAGTCAACTATGCGTATCATGGGTCCGCAATACATGACAGCTGGAATGGGCGATGGTGGCGGATGCCATCCTAGAGATAACATTGCTCTACGCTACATGGCCCAAGAGTTAGATTTGGGATATGATTTATTTGATGCAGTAATGAATGCTAGAGAAATACAGGCTAGGAATCTAGCTAAATTCCTTGCAATTGAATCAGAAAAGGCTGGCAAGCTCCCGGTATACATACACGGAAAAGCCTATAAGCCGGGTGTAGAATATTGCGATGGCAGTTATAGTCTATTGGTCGGGCATTATCTAGAACACGATTTTGGAATTACTCCAATATATATAGATCCGTTGACGGGCGATACTGTAGCGGTGCCTATTAGGGGTGTGATACTCTTAGCTCACAATAAAAAAGTTACCTACGAATATAGAGGATTTGAAGAAACTCAGAATCTATATTGTGCAATAGAGAAAGGGTCTATTGTGGTAGACCCTTGGAGAACTTTTATTTCTAATGAACATAATGTAATACATTATGGAAATACTAGAAAATAGTTTTAGTTGAATCCATAATATCTTTTTTAAGTCTTTCTACATCGACCTTGAAATCTATTTTTTTGATTTCGTCTTTGTATTCGTGAAGTGTATTGATTAACACATCTGCAATTCCTTCAGCAGTTTGCGTATCTAATTCCTGTTTGACGTTGATCTCCCAAACCCTACCATCTGTAAAATCTAATCGCACTGAATCCAGATAGGCTACAGGCATGGTATTCATATAGAGATCTTCAAAAACTTCCGGCCACTCTTTTACAAGGTGGCGCGGAGGTTTGAATAACGGATTAGGCATCAGCAGTTTCTTCTACCTTCTTGACCTTCTTAACTGTGGGATCAAGTTCTTCTGCTTCTTTACGCAATCTTGCAGCTTCTTTGTACATAGCATCAGCCTGACTGCGATATGATTTTGCTAGATCCTTGTCAGTTAATGCAGTATCATTTGTAGCCTGTGCTCTCACCGGAGCAGGAATATCGGGATCAACTGCAGGTGTTTCCTCTTGGACTTCTTTGACCTCTGTCGGTGCACCTGACACAAATGTACATAACTCGTCCACAGTACAGTTCTTCTGTTCAGCAATTAATGTGTTAAGATTAACTAAAAGCACAGTGTCGTTTGTAGTAGGCGTCATCATTACAGAATCTGTAGGAACTTTAATCAATCTACCATCTGCCTGCATGGCCCGTAACATAGGTCTACCATCCGGGAATGGGCGTATGTGCATGATTTCGCCGAACTCAAATGCGTCTTGAGCTTGATCAGTTTCTACTAAAGTCATGATTGAATCATGATATTGATCTGGCAGTTGAGCCACAGGTAATACCAGAGCCATATTTGACTCTCCTGGCAGAGTTCTAAACACTACTAGTACCTTGGCACCGGTGTTTTGAATTCTACCTATATGTTTAAGGCTTTTCATTTAGGCTTCCTTTTTAGATACAGCTTCTAGGAAGGAATTTAGTTTGTTGAAACTTTTACCAACTGCTTCCAATTCTGCTGCTTTAAACGCTCCTCTGCTTGTTGCAACTTCAATGATATTTTTTACAGCTAGCAGATCGCTGATATTTAAATCAGGACCTTGTGCTGCTGATGCATCTGTTGCCGCAGGCGCTGCTTCGGCTGGTGTCTCTACGACCTGATCTTTAACTTCTTCTGACATTAGTTTCTCCTTAGTTGTGGGCATGCAAGCATGAAATAGGTTAATTCTTTTTGATCTTCAAAACCTACAAAATGCGAAGATCTTAAATTCCCACTCTTATCCAGAGCAGGTTTTTTGCAGATATAATATCTACCTTTGAGTTTGATCTTGATCCAATCTTCAATACCTTCAAATATCTCAGAATCTGAAATATTCAATTCAGTGAAATGTGGAGCCACAGTCTTCAGCTTGCGCTGTTGCAATACGTCCATTGGATTAAGGTCAAACATAGTGAAAATATTTATATGGGGTTGTTATTCGGGGGCTGATTCTTGGCTAAGTCTTTTGCTCATGGCTCTGTTATGTCCTAGCTTTCTAACATCACCACTGAGTAGATATAGTTCAAAAGCAGCTTTTTCTTTCATTACTATGATGTATTTTTTATTTACAAAAAACGGTGAATCGATATAGTTATCTAACCAAAGCAGTACCTGTGGAGTAAACGCAAATTCTTTAGGGAACTCTATCTTGTAAGTTTTTATTTTAGCATGTTCTTCGATGAATTTCAAGGCCTGTTCAGTCAATCTTAAACCGCCTTGATCTTTCTTTCTAAAACTCCACCACCATACGGCGTTATAGTCTTTGATATTTTTTTCAGTAACGGGTATTTCTGCTGCCTGCAAGAACGCCTTGGTATAGGCATCTTTGTTCATATCATTTAATCTCTTCGCCAGCTGTGAGTTTGTAAACTGCAAAGTCTTTGGTCTTAAACAACCGATTTAATTTCTTTGCCAGGTTATGTGCATGTCCTGGATTTGAAAATGAGACCTTTTTGTATTTTGGTCCGGGATAGCTGGCTACAAGACTGCCGCTTTTGAGATTGAATGGTTGGCCGTTGTAGAACACAGCCCAGATGGCTTCCGAATCAAGGATCTGCTCAACCTTGAAGGTTTCTTTACTAGCATATTCTAAAAGAATTTTTGGCTTGGGTCTACTCATATACGTGTTCCTAATTAACCACGTATATATTTATGTCTTTTTTAGAACTGCCCGCCGTCGAATTTAACGTCTATTTGTGTGGTAGATTCTTTGATCGCTGCCAGCATTTGATGTATTTCGCTGATAGTCTGACCTAATTTGGATGTCATCAGTGCTAACTCTGTGGTTAAATCACGTGCTTCCTGTAAACTAATACGTATCTCTTTCTGTTGGCTGCGTTCAGCCACCTGAGTACGTTGAATCAGCTTCTGGATGGTTGGCAGTGTATCTGGTAGATTATTTTGTGACATTGGCTAATACCTGTTTCATTTCTAGTTCAGTCTTGAATGGTCCCTTGTAAGCATATCTTTCAAGAGTAATTTTTTTAGGACAAAAGCTCTTGACCCAACCTTTCTCAAATTTTATACAGTAGTAGCCTGCACAGTATAGGCTTTTGGAATCACTGCTTTTTGTAAATAGAGGAAGTTTCTTGCGAATGTCGAACATGGCGTTGTGCGGTTCAGCACTGGTAGCATAGCCGTGTACTTCATTAGGCAGTGCTGTGTCGGCTTCTTTAACAATCTTTACAGTGAAAAACTTTTTACCAAACTGTTTGGTTAAGCTATCTTTGGTTTCATAAATTGTCACACCCGACTCGCTGCTCATAAAAAATCTTTGGTCATCATCTTTTCTCAGAGTAGCAATCTTCTCACCATTTGATTCTACGATCCAAAATTTATTTGCTATAATAGGTTTAGCATGTATATCTGTCATTGTGTTCTCCCAACAGTCTGATGTTTTGTTTTCGCAGGTATCTTCATACTGACAAAATTTGAGTTTCATTTGTATACCTCGCGTTGAGTGGTTCTGCATAACTCTGTGCCTGATCAGCTATCTTTTTCAAATCCCATAGATTGCAGAACTTGATTAATCTTATACCAACTTGCGTTACATTCTTTTGTTCAGCGGTAGCAGTGGTAATGGTGTTTACAATTATTTCTTTGATGTCATCGGGTTGATGTGTTAGATCGATCAGTCGACGATTGCGTTCATAATCCTCTAGCACACGATGTTCTACTCCATTATGGTCAGACCATCTCTGAAGCATGAGATTGTTCCACGCATATCCTTTGCTGTTACGATCTTCGAACGCTTCAGTAAGACCCACTTTTTTGCTTGTGCCTTTAGTACGTACACCCGGATACGCTGAGAAGACATTATCACTGGTATCACCACGTATGCATTTTTCAAAGAGGAGCCATTCTGGATTAGGGGCCGGCTTGGGCTCTTGTGTTTTCTTGTCAATGACTGGCTTGCCTTTGTCATCAAAAATTCCTTCATACGTGATAACATGTTCCATAACACCATTGTATTGTGTGACATTGGGTGCGATCAATTGCACAAAATCTGTGTCTGTGCTGATGATCACATGCTTGTCATTTGGATGTGTCTGTATCCAGCCAGCAATTAAATCATCTGCTTCTAACTGCGGATTTTGTAGTACTGTACAATTGGTCTTTTCTGCGATAAAGTCTTTGAATGTGTCAAATGCTTCCCAGAAGATTTTGTCTTCTTCTGCTTCTTTCTCAGTGTGTGCGGCACGAGCATCTGAACGATTACGCTTGTAAGGAGCATAGTAGTCCTTGCGCCACGATCTACCTTCTAAACAGAAGATAACATGGCTACCTTCGAACTGCTGCCATGCTTTACGAATACTGTTTAGGGTAATGTGGAATGCCATGCCTAGTTTGATATCAGCGTCTCCGTTAATAACGTGTCTAGCACGAAAAAATGTATTTGCTGTATCAACTAAGATATAAGTCATAGATTGTTTTTCTTTACTGTTTTAATATCAATTACGCCTGTGTTTACAGGACCGCCAAAGTCACCATCGACTACTACATTAGCACACAGTTCACGGAACCAACGATCTACAATTTCTTCGTCCTTGTCACCGTCTTCACCGTATCCCTCTTGCTTTAATTTTAACACAAAAAGGTCATTCCAGTCAAGCTCAAAAAAGCCATTACGCACATTATCTTTGTTGACATGTGTTTCGAGTACACCTACCCAGGGTTCTTTTTTGCGTGTGGCACGTTCTTTTGGTGATAGTTTGGCCTGTGCCTCGGCTTCTGCGGCACGTTCAGCAGCCTCAGTGGCTGATTTGGCAGCTTCGGCAGCTTCGGCTGCAATGATTACAGATCGTTCAGCCTCTGCTCTGATCTTGTCAATGCCAAATAATTTTTCAATCCATTTATTCATTATGTTCCCCATTCGTTTTTAAACAGTGGTACCTGTAGTCTATCACTGTAACGCAATCCCATCTTCATGGCTAGTTCTGCTACACGGCGATTATTTAGTGTGTATACACTTTCAACTCCGCCCACAGGCATTAGATAACAATGCCCAGTAAATCCTTCTGCTCGATATATATCTAAAGTTTCTAGAGCTTCTTCGGCATCTTCTTCTGTGGCTATTACAAATTTAAGATATGTATACCCTGCTTCTTGATATTCACAAACAACATCTGGTTTTATTGCTTCGTGTCTTTCTTCACCCGAACAGCTGAGCTTGGCACTGACTGAAAATGTAACTTCTCTAGAAGCGAATGGAGGATTCTGACCCCACTCTTGTAAGAATGTTTTAAATTCGGGAGTGAGTTTTTGAGTGCCATTTGTTTCAAACGTAATTTCTTTAAGTCTACGCATGCTAGAATGATTTAACAAGTCTGGATAAGCACGTTGCCAACCTAACAATGGCTCACCGCCTGTGATAACTAGATGTTCGTGTTGCCATTGATTAAACGGCAAGATTTCCATAATGCGTTCTGCAATGGCATCTGAAGTAAGCATCGGACTAAGGTCTTTAAACTCTGGCATCCATGATGCATAACTATCACATCCTGTAGACACTAGGGGAAGTTCTTCATACTTCTGAAAAGGTGTAACCAGACTATGTGTAGCCGCAATACCAGCAGCCTCCATGCTTAATTCTCCACGTGGCATTCCAAAGCCAGCACATTTAAAGTTACAACCAAATGTGCGTAGAAACACAGACGGGACGCCCATATAGCGTCCTTCACCTTGTATGCTGTAGAACAGCTCTGCTATTTTAATTTTGCTCATTGTTTATTATACCTTTATGTATGAAGTTTGTCAAGTCCTCTTTGACAAGACTCCAAGTGCCGTCTTTGTTGTCAATCCAATTTAAACAATCGCCCTCTTTCCAACCTGCGGCATCGAGAAGATCCTGCGGTAATGGCAAAATGCCATCTTCGTCGATAGTCAGTGTCCACGAATTCATGTTATATATCCATACTTTCTTTTCTGTTCTTCTAGCTTTTCTCTGATTAGTTTTCTGCACTCTACTTTAACTTGAGGAGGTACATCTGGATGAAACTCTACGTCTCTGCAACTGTAGTATCTACCTGAAGGTTCGTCCCAATTGTTAATAACAATCAAAAACACTGCTATGAAGGCCACAATGACCAGTAAAATATTTTTCATATATAGTCGCTGACCAACAGTTGACACATAAGTCCTTGATGATCGTCATCAAAGACGAAATTCATATAGCTATCTGTCAACTCTGTGGTGTACTTGTCTCCAGGTAATCCAAACCGTTCTATGATAGATATAGTTATTTCGTCCCAGATTGGAATACTGCCTGCCTTAGGACTCCACGGTACATGAACAGTTACCATTTTCTGTAGTTACCCTTTTCCGGAATCACGTGTCGAACTCCACCTGTAGGATCTTCCATGTCGCCTTTGCGTCGAGGAATTAAATGAACATGTGGATAAGGCACAGTCTGGCCAGCAGCTTCGCCCCAATTCATGCCAATGTTGAATCCGTCCCACTCACCGCTTTTAACTTTTTCCTGTCCTATTCTAAGAGCATCAGCAAAACAATCTTCGATAACTCCTACCGCTGAATATTTAGGCACAAACAACAAGTGTCCTTCTGTAACAGGATACTTGTCTTTAAAAATAGCAACATGAAAATCATCTTGTACAACATCGTTCCAAGGAGCATCACCTGCATCACGTGCATCATCTAATGAATAGTGTAGGTTCATCGCTTGTACTCCTGCTTTTCTCTAGGAAGATCGTCTTCACGAATAACAAATTCTCGACCGCCCAGACTGCCTACAAATGCTCGTGTACGTTCTGCATAGGCTAGTCGCAGTTTAATCGTTTGAAATGCAACTTCTAAAAATGCTTTAGGCTTGTAACCTAGTACATGCATGTCGAAATCTTTGCCTGCATCTGTACAATGCACTTTGATCTGCGTATCAATCATTTCGTCCACCAATCTTCCCAAGGAAAGTCAAGCCATACATCTTTTTCTGCCTTGTTAACTTCCATGCCAACGAAATCCATCTTAACATTACATTGACTAGACAGATTATCTACTAGTACAGCAAATTTAACATTGTTATTCCACACTTCCTCCCAGGCCGGATCATCTGGAAAGCAACCACTGGGCCAATCCTGCATGATCCAATTGAGTGTAGTGCCTTGATCGTTGATATCATCTACAATTAAAATGTTTTTAAAAGTAGTATCGTTGTCAACTGCACGATCTTTGGATAGAGGGCCTAGCGCATCTTCAGCCATCCATAGATTGCTCTCCGGGCCAATCTCGCTATCTCGTAGACTTATATTGAGAGTGTGCAACGGAATATTAAAATATTGACTGATCATAACAGCAGGAATCAGTCCACCTCGGGTAATGCCTACGATATAGTCGGGTCTCCAATCGCCTGTAGCAAGTTCTCTACAAATTTTGCCTACTAAACCAGTTACTTCACGCTGGGTGATTTTGAGTTTGTTCATTTCTATCCTTGAGATATTGTTCGTGTTGTATCCATTTGTTGTTGACTAAAAATCCCCATTCACGTCTTTGCGGCCCTGGCATAAACAGTGTCCATGGAGTAACGCCTTGTTTTAATTCAATACGATGATAACTGTTAGGACTACAAATGCGGAAATGGCCGGGTCCACGCCACTTACGAACTTCACAGCTTTTTGTGCCATCTGTATTAAATTGTGGAATCCATTCATAATAACCGCCTTTCAAAATCAAAGTAAAATAACTCCACGGATGATCGTGAACATCGTCTGGATCACCTTTTAAGAATTTGTGCAGAAATACATTGAAAGGAAAGCGTTCACGCTCTTTGAGAAACAGATAATACCGTTCGAGATAAGGTTCGTTGTTAACACGATCAAAAATGATACGTTTGCGACCTAGACGTTCAAGCAGTTTCAAAAACATTATTAACTTCTTCCTTGAGATATCTTATCAATTCTTTATCGGTTGGCTCAACTGTGTAATTGTTCTTGTAAAAAATTTCATAGCTGTCGCTGCCGTATTTTCCAATGCCATATAACATTGTAGCATCATTTCCGTCCCAAGTCAAGTAGTCTTGACTCATTTTAATCAATCGATTGTAGCGTACATTCATCATGCCCAACGGTTGGATAATGCTTTTGACAAACTCTTCGTCTGCGTGTAACAAAGATAATGCTGTAGGAAACCAATATAGGAATTCTGGCAGCGTGGTCTTTACTGCCTTGCGTCCGGTTTGGTTTAACATGATCACACCAACAAAATGCTGCCAGGCATCATCCACTTGTTGTTGTACCATCAGGTCATCACGCAGGGGTTTGATCATTCTACACCTTCACCGAACCAATCGTCGACTTGGCGTTCTGCTTCTTCTTGTGTCATTGCATGAACAAAGATTCTTGCAGGTTGTCCAACAGTGTGTTGTATATTAAATTTTACAACACCTGCAGGAATTAAACCCCAATCGCGCTCTACAACAAACTCTTGTAGATTTTTAGCACGATATATTAGATTATCTGTGAGATCCTTTGCGGTATTCATTCTGATCTCCTACTGGTACAACTATCGTTCCAAGTTTCTTGAGCATGTTTTCTATATTCATTTAAATCCCATTCCGCCTGCTTGGCTTGATACTGCTCTTCGGATAGCCCATGCCATCCAATACAATCGCCTGTGGGACTACGACCACAACCGCATGAGCCTAATTTTTTTCCTTCTTCTGGTACTCTTACCTGCATGATATCTCCTTATCTTGGCGCAAACTCTTGTTGCATTTTAATGTTGTCAAAGAACTCTTTCTTTGTACCTGGATCATCTTTAAATGCACCTTTAAGCACAGTAGTCTGCGTCAATGAACTATGTGCCATAATACCTCGATTCTCGCAACAACCATGTGTTGCTTGAATGTATACACCTAAGTCTTGTGCGCCTGTGGCTTTTTGGATTTCCCTAGCAATGTCATTGCAAAGTTCTTCCTGTAATGTACCACGCCTAGCACACCACTGAGCAATGCGAGTATACTTAGATAGACCAATGAGCTTGTTGGCAGCGATGATTCCAATATAGGCGACCCCACTAACTGGTTGATGATGATGACTACACATACTGCGGAGTTCACTGCGAACAACCAGCATGCCGTCATAACGGTCCTGCGAATCGTTTGGAAATGCTGTTGCGTCTGGTGCTGAATCATATCTACCTGCCATTACTTCGTTAAAGTACATCTTTGCAAGGCGTCGAGCTGTGCCTCGGCTATTGGGATCGTTTTCACGGTCAATTAGCAAACGATCAAGCACTAGTTCAAATGCTTCTGTTGCTTCGTCGATTAATTTTTCTACATCGCCTTCGTGTAGATAATCACTAATGTTATCACCAGCCCAGAAACGTTTGCCTTCACGCTTCATCTTAAAACGAATATGATCGCCAAGATAGGCTTCTTGATATCCGCCGTCGCCTGCCATTGCATCCAGGCCTGTTTCTTTATTTGTCAATTAAATTCTCCGAGTTAATGTCGTGGATGACATTTATATTATTTTAACATCTCTAATAGTTTGTTGCAACTAAAAAAGTTTTCTTTTAATGCATCTACTTGTTTATTTAGGCTAGGAACAAATTGTTTGTAATTTTCCATGTACTCAGTAATCTGCGCCACAATATAGTGTCTATTTGTTTTATAAGATTCAAATGACTCTGTCCATTTGCTGGGATATTTAAATATGTCCATAGCCATTTCACTGTAGCTAAGTCTATCTGGCACCATAGGAATTGCACTTACTATAGCACCTTCATACCAACTGATACCTAGAGTTTCTTGTAGATTGGCGCTGAATATTAGTTTCGCTTCGCCCAACAAGTTGTGATATTCGTTTTTTGTCAGTTGTTGATCTTGGCAGACGACAAATTCATATTGGGGTAAGTGCTCTTTTAAATCACGGAAAATCTCAACTTGCTTTTCTGGAGCAATACGATGCGGGAACAAGATAAGATCACGCTTGGGCATATTCTTGTACATGAGTAGAGTATCATTCATATACTCCATAGGCCATCCTGTGCGTACAACCTTGTTGTTGAACACAACGTCGTCTAACACAGTCTTATACATTGTTTGTCTACGATCTGGATCAGCTTGGATCAAGTTCTCGTAAAACATATGAATATGAAAGTCTGTGGCAAAATAGTTGTGATCGAACGCATGATAGAAACTCTTCTCGGCATTGCGTACCCAAGGCTTATTGCCAACAAGACGCCCTAAAAAGTCTTGCGGATCATAACTGCCAGCATGCCATAGTCCGTGTGTTGTTACAGGAATCTGTAACAGTTCACTCATATATTTTAAATTTATAATGCCCGGATGCCAAGCATCAGTAAAAATAAAGTGGTCGCCGGGACGAACGGATCCGTTACAAAATAAACGACCCATTTGCTCAACTTGACTAGACTTGTATATATTGGTGCCACCAAAATTAAGAAAAGCACCAGGAGTAGTGGCTGTAGGAATATCCTCAGGGCCAGAGATAACTTGAACATCGTGACCTTCCTTTTTAAGCAATGTAGGCACATGAGTTTTCCACTGACCTGTATATCGTGTCTCAACTGCTTCTAGATCAACAAGAAAAACTCGTGCCATTGATTAACCTCTCTTTTGAAAGTTTGGTCTATTGCCTTGATATGGACGTCTTGGCCGCTTGCTGGCAAGATACGATCCATAGTTTTGACTATCTCTACGATAGAGATCTGCTGGATTAAAATCGCAGAGTTGAATTCTGCACCAATCGTGGTAGGCCTCGAGGTCTTCCCACACCTTTACAACGTCAGGACGATTTTCAAAGTACCTGTAGTCCTTGTAGTTTTTCATCTGTATTCCTTTTAGTATTTGATGAATGAACCATTTTCTCCGTCTTCGGAGACCTCAATCCAAACCTCACGGCCTGGATACTTTTTGCTAATAGTGTCATACAAATCGTCTGACATCATTTCACAACTTTTATGATCTAAACTTAGTATAGCATCTTTGTATAGATTTTCTAACCATCGTTTAAATTGAATAAACTCAATATCTCTATCGTTATGTGTAACACCAATCCAAACACGGAAGTGAAAAATATGACGATGCTCGTTGGCTAGAAATGAAACATCATATTCATCACCAGTAGCTAGTGCGGGATCTGTAGCGGCTGCTGGATAACGATGCATACCTTCTTTGCGAAATGTAACCCAAATCATTTTGTTAGGTCGTTGATCTTGTCTAATAATCATTTTATGTTCTTTGCTGTTATAGGACCTTTGCCTTGAAGTCCGAAGTTTTCTTTAATTGCAGTGCCACACAGTATACGTTGATAAGACGCACCTTCTGCAGGCCCTTCTGTAGTAAATCTAAGTTCAAAACATATTTTAGCACATTCTTCTATAAGAAGTCTAGCAAATAGTTCTTGATTGACAACAGGAACACCCAAAATGTCGTCTGTTGATTTATTTAGAATTTCTTGAATTTGTGGATTCATCGCAGTTGTTCCATGGTTATAATTTTAGATAATTCTTCACCGAGATCTTTATCTTCAGTGACCACATGTAGACTGTGTCGATTCTCATCGCTCTTACGGTCGTACTTGGTAGTTTCGATAATAGTGCCGCCACTAGCGCCATAGACGTTTAATCGGAATGATTGAGAATGTAAATCTGGACCATTACTATCCTCGATGGCATAACATTCTTCGGGTTCAGAATCATTCATTAGCCAGTTGCGTATTCGTTGTTTAAGTGTCATTTTCATTTTTCTTGATTCAGTTGTTTGAATTGGTATTGCACGGCTTAGTCGATTAGAGTGGGTGATTCTTGGAATCCCTCTAGACTTAGCTTGCGATGCTACTGCGTATCCACCACTCATTTAATGATCTCATCTTTGCCATATTGATCCCAATCTGTGAAGCGATCTCTTCCCAGAAGGTCCTGTAGGTTATGACACCACACCCCAGGATTGGTTGCTGAAAAATCTTTGTCATCTATTTTTAGTGTAGCATTATAGCCTAATTGATTTAGATAAGGTAGTTTTACACTGATCTGCGGAATAAATCTACGCTTCTCTGTAAGACCGCTTTCAAGTAATCCTTCAGTTTCGCTGACATCAAAGTCTAAGGTACACCAAAGATCGTATTCGCTGTCTAGACAAACGTATATCATATTTTCCCAAGGACGCCAAGTTGCAGCATCATTGACACCTTTAGTTTTAAAACTTTGATTAGCACCAAAGTAAATGTGTGTGATATGTTTGGATTTGTCGGTGTATGATCTAGACTCTTTAACAATGTCTAGAATAGTGTAGGCGTCGTGAACACCTACCACAAACAGTGTGGTCATGCCGTACGCAGGAGTCTTTTCAATCTCTATACCGGTGAAAAAGGTAATGCTATCAGCAACACCAGAGTCGTAATTTCTTTTCATTTTTTAAATAAATTTTGGATTGACTTGATTAGATTAAGAAATCTAAAATGATAATCAGATAGAAAAGGAGTCCTATGAGGACACCGACCTTGATGCCAATCGCAGTTGGTTGCAACCTCTTGACCGCATGTATCACATTTCATAGTTCTAGTCCGTTTCGCCTTGCTTCTTGTTCTGCCTGTGCTTCTTGCATCACTGCTTCGTGCTTATGTTTAAGTATAACAATATCATCCTTTAAACGCAACCTCTGTTTCTTCAATTCTTCTATTTTTAGATCATCAAAGATACCAGTTTTTTCCATAGTGTCT